TTGGAGCAAAGATCGTTGAGTCACACAACACAAAGACGGTACTGCCTGAACTCACAGACGACGACATCCCCTTTTGAACTAACCAAACCAACCAACCATGCAACTCCGCTACTACCAAACTGAAGCTGTCCAGTCGATCTTTGACTGGTTTGAAAAAGGCAAGGATGCGCCGCTCATTGTCACGCCCACCGGGTCTGGCAAGTCGGTCATCCTTGCTGAGTTCATTCGACGCGCCTGCACCGAGTTCCACGATTTGCACATCTTGGTCGTCACTCATGTCAAAGAGTTGGTCGAGCAAGATGCAAAAGCAATTCAGCGCCTGTGGCCACACGCGAGTGTCGGCATCTACAGCGCAGGCTTGGGCAAGCGCCAGCTTAAACAGATCACGGTTGCCAGCGTTCAGACCATCTACAACAAAGACCATGTGTATGGTCGCTTCGACATCATCATCGTCGATGAGGCCCACCTCATCCCTCACAAGCGCACAGGGATGTATCGCCAACTGCTGGAGGAAAGCGCAAAGGCCAACCAGAATGTGAAGCTTGTCGGCTTGACCGCGACACCGTATCGCACCGACACCGGCCTGCTCCACAAAGGCGACGATGCTTTGTTCGATGGCATCAGCTATGAGGCTAATGTGGCCACGCTGATTGATCAGGGTTTCCTGTGCCCATTGACAGCCAAGCACGGCGACACAGTGGACCTGTCTGGTGTTGGCAAGGTTGCAGGCGACTTCAACCTGTCACAGCTTGGCAACCGCATGAGTGCCATCGAGCTTGTTGGCCATCACTGCGAAACCATCATCGAGAAGTGCGACGACAGAAACGCATGGCTGATCTTTTGCACCACGGTCAATCACGCTGAACAGGTCTGCGTCGAGCTTCGCCAGCGCGGCATCACTGCCACCTTTGTGTCTGGCGATATGCCCGGCAAGATGCGCGACGACCGCATCTCGATGTTCAAGAGCGGACACTACCGCGCACTGGTCAACTGCTCGGTGCTGACCACAGGCTTTGATCATCCGGCCATCGACGCGGTGGTGATGCTTCGCCCAACGCTGTCGCCCGGACTGTATGTGCAGATGGTTGGCCGTGGCCTTCGCCTGCACGAAAGCAAATCCAACTGTCTGGTGCTTGACTTCGGTGGCAATGTGATTCGCCACGGCTTCATTGACAATGTTCAAGCGCCTGTCAAAGGCAAGAAGCTTGAGGGCGAGTTTGAAGCGCCAACAAAGCCATGCGAAAACTGCGGAACTTATTCCCCGATCTCCACGCTGGTATGCCCTGACTGCGGCACAGCGTTTCCTGTCAACGAGCGCAAGGCAGAGGTCCATGCGTTTGAAGGCGCGATGATGAGCAAGGATGTCAAGCCAGTCGAGCGCGAGGTCAAAGAGGTCTACTACTCAAAACACATGAGCAAGTCAGGCATCCCGACACTGCGAGTCGATTACAGCTTTGGCCTCAGTCGCGTGAGCGAATACATCTGCCTTGAACACGATGGCTATGCAAAGAGCAAGGCCGATCTCTGGTGGCGCAGTCGCACAAAAAATCCAACTCCATCGACCATCGATGAAGCATTGCTCGATGTGAGCGAGTTGGCCAAACCGTCCAGCATCTTGGTCAGCTATGCCAAGAAGTATCCAGAAATTCGCAACTACAACTTTCAACAATGAAGACACCAACAAGACCAGCTAATCCAAAGAACCATGTCTATGTGCCAGCAAAAGACACAGATGTCCAAGCGACTTGGCTGAAGCACGGTTGGAAAAAACCAAAGCCGCGTGAAGTCCCGGCAACACAAAAGGACGAATGTTTTTTAGGCGACAAAAACTTTTTTGGAGGTAAAAAAAATGATTGATGTTCTTGCGTTCGTTGGTCTGATGATCATCGGCATTGTGATCTTTTTGTTCATCATCGCCGGGTCGATGATGATTGACAAATACTTTGAAGAAAGAAAGTGATGAGCGAAACGAAACGAATAACCATACCAGTCGATGAAGACATTGACACGATCCGAGATTTCATTGAGCGCGATACAGGCATCAAGATGTCGTATGTGCAGGTGATCAACTTCTTGATTCACTTCTACATGAAACACGCACAAGAGCCAAGGACACGATGGGCATCACTGCAATCAAAGGCAGAAACCCATGCATGAAGCTTTAAGACTCACAGCACAGGCTATTGAAGAAGGATGGTCCTTCGACAAGATCGACGAGGTTGTCTATCCGAAAGTGAGAGATGCGCTTGATCGAATGAACAGCATGGCCACATACAAACCACAGATCGATGCAGTGATCGAGCGTCACATTCAGATGGAAAGAGATGCTGTTTGCATTGACAACATCAGAGCAGGACGCATCAGATCGATTGCATCACTTGGCAACACAGGCTGGCGCGTCGATACAGACCGCCACTTCTACATCAGAGACACACTTGACGCGGCCATGTCTGCCGCACTGGATGAACAGATGGGAGCAATCTAATGACTTTACTGCTTATTGCAATGGCTTTTGATTTGATTTGGTTGGAGGACTGAAATGAAGTGCCCAGTCTGCGGAACATGGACTCTGGTCAAAGAGACGAGGGTCAGACCAAACAACGAAAAATATAGACGCTATGAATGCGCCAACCTGCACAGGTTCATCACATACGAGCGCATCGAGCGCGTGGTGAAACAACGCACATGACAGCGTTCTTGGATGACGATGAGGTGCGGACCTTAACTGGCCGCACTCAGAAGTCAAAACAGATCGAGCAACTCAAGCGCATGGGTGTGCCGTTCTTTGTGAACGCCGCGGGAAAACCCATCGTCGCCAAGTCTGCTGTTGATGGTTCACATCGTGTTGAGGTAATATCATCTTCCGACATTTGGAGGCCATCAGTCCTTGGGGCGTAAAAGAACAAGATACCTGAACCTGCCTGTCCGCATGAAGGCCCGGTCGCGCACGAGCGGTGTCTACTACTACTATTTCGACGGCCAGCGCGAACTGCCGTTGGGCAAGGACTATGTTGCCGCAGTGGCAAGATGGGCCGAGCTTGAATCGGGCAACGCCAGCGCAAGCCGCGTGACCAAGATCACATTCAGGTATGTGGCCGAGCGTTACACCAAGGCGGTCATTCCAACCAAAGCGCCGCGCACACAAAAAGACAACCTGTCTGAACTGGCCAACCTCTACAAGTTTTTCGACAACCCACCTGCACCACTCGACAACATTGAGCCGCATCACATCGCTCAATACCGCGACTGGCGCAAGGTAACCAGATCGACGCAAGAGATCGCGCTGTTCAGCCACATCTGGAATTGGTCCAGAGAGCAGGGCTACACCAAGCAACCCAACCCATGCGTGGGTGTCAAACGCAACCGCGCCAAGGGCCGCATGATCTACATCGATGACGCGATGTTCAGGCGGGTCTATGACCAAGCAGATCAGCCGACACGCGATGCGATGGACCTCGCCCACTTGGCTGGTCAGCGCCCCGGCGACTGCCTGCGATTCAAAGAGACCGACATCAGGGAAGGCGCATTGTGGGTGCGTCAGGGCAAGACAGGAACGCCTCTGCGCGTCGAAATCATTGGCAGGCTGGCAGAGGTAGTGGACCGCATCAAAAAGCGCAAGGCGACGATTCCCGGTGTCCGCTCGTTGGCACTGGTGGTCAACGAGTCCGGGCAGGCGCTGACTCTGTCGGCGCTCGATGGCCGCTTCGGCAAGGCCCGGATGAAGGCAGGTGTCCAGCCGCTTGAGTTCCAGTTCAGAGACCTACGCGCCAAGGCGGCAACAGAGGTCGAGGAGCGGTCCGGAATGGAGAGTGCGCAGGGCTTGCTTGGCCACGCTGATGCCAAGATGACCAAGAACTATGTGCGCCACCGCATGGGCAAATTGGTCAAGCCGACCGCGTAATTTGTTCCCCAAAAATTTTTAATCCCTGATAAGATGCGGGTTCTCCGATACCGAGTTTGGGGAACAAAATCAGGGTAAGTGTTTGATTGTTTTGAGTTTTCCTCAAGACTGTTAATCCGTAGGTCGTTGGTTCGAGCCCAACTCGGGGAGCCAGTAATATCAAGGGGTTACCGCAAGGTAGCCCCTTTTCTTTTGTTCCCCAAAACTGGGGTTGTTCCCCAAAAAAAAACCCGGCACTGTGGCCGGGTTCAAAATCACCATGCCCTTTCCGGAACAGATGGGGATAAGGATGAGACCCCCAGACATGGCAACTGCTCGTGATCAGGCGTGTGCGTGGTACTCCGCTTCGGTCAGGATGCCGGGCTTGTATTTGCCTTCTGGCTTGTAGATCGTCAGCTTCTGCTGGCGCATCTCCGGGGCAAACGAGATGTGCATCCAGCGGCCAAACTCGTGGATCATCTGGTCGAACTTGATGCCAAGCTCTTCGACCTTGTGGCACAACTCAATCGGCGTGAGCTTGGTGCTGGACACATCGATGGCCCAGCCGTCCATGTGGCTCGACACCTTTGAACCACCAACGGCCACATTGACCTCTGGCAATCGTAGCCAAGAGTTGATGCGCAGTGGCCCGGTGACAGCGCGTAACTTCTCAAGACCAGCGGCGGCGATCTTCATGTTCTCCAACTGCTTTTCGTTTGGTTGGTTGCTGATTCCCAAGCGGACCGCCGTCTCGCTGTAGGTTGCCTCGTCAAGGCTGAAGTGTTCCGACAACTGCATTGCTACTTACCTTTCTTGTCCATGATTTTTTCAAGGGTTCTCCCACCAAAGTAGGCCGACATCACCAGCATCCCCCACTGGCCAAGCAAGGTCACATACGCCTCGGCGATGTGAAAGCCAAAGCCGTCTAGCACGGCCATCAGGTTGAACGCGGTGAGGATGTAGACCAAGGTCATTGGCCTGATGTTTTTTGACAGCCAAGAGTCGCTGGCCATGTCAGCAGACCAGCGGTCGCTGACCGCCTTCTGCTCGATCTCAAACTCTTTGCAGTCAATCTCTTTGAGCTTGAGCGCAAGGTCTGGATTTGACTCAAGAGCGGCGGTCACTTCGCCAATCGATGCGGGGACACCGAGCTTGTCAGCGATGGCCTTGACGGCCATGCCACCCATCGGCCCTGCCACCGCAGTGGCCAGCGCCGGTGCGGCGCTCTTCAGGATGTCAAGAAGCTTGTCCATCGTCTGCTTTCGGTGCAGGGTGTCCACCCTTGCGACCAGAGATAGCGCCCATCGCGCCAACGCCCATGAACGCAATGGCCTTCAGAATTTCCAAGAACACTGCATCGATTGGCGCAAGCACCTCTTCTTCAGGAACGAATGCAACTGCATAGAGAATGCCGAACGCAATGCCAAGCACCATGACAGTGATGGCGCGAACAACGAATGACCAAGTGCGCACCTCGATCTCGTCTTCAGTCAGCTTCTCTTTTGGACGATTGATCCACTGTTGGATTAGCTCTTTCATCTTTTACCTCCTGCTTCAACTTCTTCAAAACTCTGATCTCATTCCTGACCTCGGCTCTCATCTTCAGCGTGTCGATGTAGACCAACACACTCAATGGCAAAGCCAAAAACAAAACCAAACTCAAAACAACTACGCCGACGACAAACCACTGTGTGTCTTCACGAGAAAGTTCAGCGACAGTAGAAAGCCCCACATCCATAGAATTAGAAGTGCCACCGTAACGGCCACCACTGCCCTGTCGATTCGATGATTGCGGATTAGGTCGCGCCGCCATTTTTCGTCCCTTTCAGTCTTGCGCTTGACCTGCCTCGCGTATTCTTGTTCTTCAAGAATCAACTCGTACATCTTGAGAAACCTGCTGTAGATCGCGCCGACTTCCGGCGGTGCATACACCATTGCTTCTCTGATCTGGACCATCATGTCCTCAAGTTGAATTTCAATCTTCACGCGGTCGATGGCACTGTTTTCAATTCGGTCTGTGGTTTTGGATTCCTCTTCAAGTTCGTTGCAGTACTCTCTCAACTTTCGTCGAATTTCAAAGAACTCTTTGAGTCGTTCGCACACATCGTTGACCATCCTGATCTTGTACTCCTCGTAGGAGATTTCAGGCTCTGGCTCACGCTGTTTGCGATTTGTCTTTTTCTCCACCCGCTCGACGGCTGGCGTTGGCTCGGCGGTCGGCTTGGGTGAAACAGTGGGGGCGGGTTGTGCGCCAAACAATCCTTTGATCCATGACCAAAGTCCGGCGACTTCTTTGTAGACGGCTCTTGCTTCTCCGATGCCATGCTCGACTGTGCTTTTGAACTTTTGAAGTTCACCTCGCCCATCGGCCAGTAGCTCAGTCCCGCGCTTGATGGCGGCAACTGCTGATTGCGCCATAAGCAGGAGACTGATCGGGTCCACATTACTTCACGCCGTGAAACCAGTTGGTCAGGTAACCAACGAACGCAGAGATCATCGAGATGAAGGCCATGCCTGCGAACAGGCCACCGCGCCCTTGATGAGCAAGAGCGACGAGCTTATCGACTTGATCTTCCATGCGGTCGATCTTCTTGTCGAGTACATCAAACCTGCGCTCGTAGTCCTGCACCTTTTGCCACAGGACACCGTACTTCACTGGATCGATTTCACCGGGGTCAGCCATTTAGTCAACCCCCAAAAATTGCATTGATCTCTTGTTTCTTTGCTTCAACGATGGCGGCGATGTCGTTCAACACCGTGTCATCTCGCAGGCGGTTTGCCTGTAGTTCTTGATCAACTGTGTACTTGGCGCGAATGGCTTTGGTGATAGTGCCGCGAATCATTTGAGCGCGTGGGCTGTTGGCCTTGCACCATGCAATGTCTTCTGCATCGCCTTCAGACCAGTTTCCTTCTTGTGCATCATTGAACACAGCAAGGCAAGCATCATCCATCGATGCAAATGTCACATTGTCTTTTGAGCCGTGCCAGATCGGCGCATTGCCGAATCCAGACTGCGGGTGTGTGTATTCACCTGTGAATTTGTAAAGCTTCATTACATCCCCCATTGTTGCCAGCGACCGCTGAAGTTTCCGTCATTTGTATACTCGCCATCAGACTGACTACCCATCCACCAGATACGACCATCGCTGGTTTGCATCTTTGCGTTGTAGACACCTGCGCTATACAGGTAGCCTTCAGTGTTGTAGGCAATGATGTCGTAAGAGTAAGGAGTGGCGTTTCCAGACTCACCAGACCAAGGGCTTGGCATCAACACTGGCCTAGAGTAGGCGATGCCAGACTGATCTGTTCTGTAAGTTCCCATCTGGTAGCCGTATCCAATGATGTACATACGGTTGTAGTTGTCCCACACAAAGAATCCGCTACCAGATTCTGAGTAGGCGATTGGCGCAATCTTTGTGATGTTGTCACGCGGGAATGGGCGAGACGAATCGCTCATCACTCCATTGACATACGACTTCACGCGATTGCGAGTTGTGTCACACAGTGTGTCGGGACGCACTGCCGATGACTGCGTTGCAGTTGTAGTGCCGTTTCCTGTCTGTCCGTTGCCGTTGTATCCCCAGCCGTAAAGCAAACCGCTGTTGCTTCCGGGAGTTCCACCAAGCGCCATGATGGATTGATAGACTGGGGAGCCAGACAACACAAAGTCGCTGAATGTCAGCGATGGGTTGCAACGAGTAAATGAGCTTTGGTTTGTCGTGTTGCCATTACCAAGTTCTCCATAGCTGTTGTATCCAGAGCCATACAACCTGCCATCATTGGTCAAATAGTAGGAGTGGTAGTAATAGTTCCATCCGGCGCTGTAGTAAGTGCCACTTGATGTCGCAATGTCGTACACATTGGTTGCACCGGGGATCAACTGAGGTGATGTGTATGCAGTCGTGTTGCCAGTGCCAAGTTGGCCTTGAGCGTTGTGGCCCCATGTGTAAAGCTGGCCTGTGTTATCGACTGCCATCACATGATAGATGCCTGCGGCAACCATGCGGCAGTTTGTGATAGCTGTGACCAACTGAGGCGTTGTCTGTGGGCTTGTCGTGTTACCAATGCCGCACTCGCCGTTGCCGTTGTAACCCCATGTCCACAAGCGATAAGACGAGTCAATCGCGTAAATCGTAATGTTGTCGTAATTACCGCCGTTGATGTGCTGTGATGTTGTCAGCCCGATGATTCGGCAAGACTTGCTCGACACACTGGCATCAGGTCCAAGGTATGGAATCTTTACCCATCCATAGCAGTCAGTGGTGTGACCGTTACCAGCCCAGCCTTGAGTGTTGTAGCCTTTGAACCAGACATCACCAAGTCGTGTCAGGGCAATCACAGCGCCGCTACCTATTTGATGAATTTGCACAAAGAAGTCGCCAGTTTTCATCAAGCCGTTTTCGCCTTGAATGTCATAGAATGGCGTTGTCGAGTTTTTGTTGTTCGATGATG